ATCATCGAATGGTTTGCGGGCAGCACATGGGCAAACCCAGATTCCAAGAAACACGCCGAGGCCGCGAAGGTGCTGGAGGAGTTCACGCATGAGGAGATCGCTGCCGCCTGCAAGTCCATGCGGCGCACGCTCTCGCGCTCTAGCGTCAAGCCGGAGGAACTTGCCGGAGAGATCAAGCGCAACAAGCGACGTGATGCGATTCAGGCGCAGGCGTGGAAAGAAGGCATCAACCCCACCGAGGTCGAACGTGACCGAGCGGATATGAAACGGATGCTCCTTCTTGCTACCCGCGAGGAGATCGCCGTAGGCGTCGCCTACGCACGGAAGATCGGTGCTCTCACAGCCGAGCCGCTACCGGGCAGGGTTGAGGAGTGGAGTGCGTACTCCACCGGAATCGTTTGGGCAGCGATGGAAACGAAAGGAATCTTCGCGTGACAAATCATCAACCGCTAGACCCAGAGACCGACGAAACATCACGGGCCGAGCGCATCCGCAGACTGGAGCACCGCTGCGATATGGAGGCCCATCACATTGCAGAACTACGCACTCAAATCAATCTGCTCCGAGCCGAGCGCGACGAGGCGAGGCGGCTCGTGTGCGAAATGCAAGCCGCAAAGGAACAGGGGACGCCCGAGGGATGGGCACGGGAATGGGGCTGGGACTGCTTCAGGGAGGAAACCGACGATGGAGCGTGACGTGGTGCAGCGGTTGGAATCGCTATGGCAGGCCTACGGCTATGGCATTGCGCTAGAGGCCGCCGCAGAAATCAAGCGGCTACGCGACGAACTGAAGAAGTGCGAAGGCGATGAGGCGAAGGAACGGCGATGAGGCCAGCCCGAAACGAGGACAAGCGGGCTTGGTGCGAGCAATACGGTTCCAAGACCGAGCGCAAGTTCTGCGATTGGGCGGTGCGAGTGTTGGGTGTAGATGTCGCACCGAATCCAGCAAAAGAGCAAGACCCATACACCTTCGACCTGCTCTACGACGGCAAGCCCGCCGACCTGAAGACCGTCCGAACGCCGTTCTTCATGGCCGAGTACCTGTACGGCATCGACCCGCAATTCGCCGTCACGTTCAACCACAAGGACGGGCAGCGATACCGAGAACACTACCCCGGCATCCGCATCGTGTTCGACGTGAAGTTCGATGGCGGATCGCTCGCATCTAGCGTGATGGCCGAACCCGTACACATCCAGCCGATGCACCTAGTCGCCATCGGCACGCTGGACGAGGTAGGCCGAGCAATCACCGATAGCGGATTCCATCGGCACGACTACCAAGCCCGAGTGAACGACACCGAGGGCAACGCCAAAACGTCTTGGCTGCTTGATGTTCGAAAGTTGACCGTGCTGCATCATGTCGATCCGCGTTAGAATGACCAGCGCAAACCCTTTCCGTTTGAGGGATAAGGGAGAACTGCGCCCATGACGCTGCCAGTTGAACGATTCCGAGCCATCGCAAAGACGCGTCATTTCCTTGGTGCGTTGTGCGATCCGAAGCGAACGCCGGGATTGCCGGAGGACGTGCGGAACGAGGCGCGGCGATGCCTGCGGCACTACCCCGGAGCGATCGACATGGAGGAGGCGATACACGGGCTGCGACTAGCCGCGCAGGTGTTCGCCGCCGTCGAGCCGATCCCGCGCCGCAAGCGAAGGCCGCCGTCCGACGAGTAGCATTCCAGCCATGAGCGACGAAAGGCCACGGATGGCCGATCTCCTTCTCCGATGGATAACCGCGTGGCATCATGCCGTGATGCCCGAGGTACTTACCGTCACCGTCGGCATCCCCGCGCGAACGCTCTCGCCGAACGCGCGATGCCATTGGGCGGTGAAAGCCAAGGCTACGAAGCGGGCGCGGGTCGAGGCTTGGGCAGCGGCACAAGTCGCCATGTACGAGGCCAACGTCAAGGGAGGCTGGAAAGAGGCGACCGCCGAAGTGCATTGGTACGCGCGAGACGTGCGCCGACGCGACAAGGACAACTGCCTAGCCAGCCTCAAGGCGACCTTCGACGGGCTGGTGGACGCTGGCCTGCTCCACGATGACAACGCAATCACGCACCTGCCGCTCGTCATCCTCGTGGATAGCAAGAACCCACGAGTTGAAATACACCTGAAGAAATACGAGGCAAACAATGGCGCGTAAGTGCGACAAGGCCCGAATCCGCGAGGAGTTGAAGAATCACCATTGGCGCGAAGGCATCACGCCGGGTACGCAATGGACGGTCGAAAAACTGTCCCGCAACATCCACCGCGTGACGATGCTTTGCGAGACACCGCATCAGTTTGAGTGGTGGGGCTTGTTGTCTAGTGACCGCCACCACGATAACGCGCACACCGACTGGGACTTGGAGCGCAAGCACCTAGACGAGTTGAAGCGGCGCAAAGGCGGCTGCATCGACGTGGGCGACCACGGCTGCCTAATGCAAGGGCGGTTCGATTTGCGGGCCGACCGCTCGGCGTTGCGCGAGGAATACCAATGCGGCGACTACCTCGACGCGGTGGTGCGCGAGGCCGTGAAGTTCTACAGCCCGTGGGCGGATCGATTCGTGACGATCGGAAGGGGCAATCACGAACAGAGCATCCTCAAAAGACACGAGGTGGATTACACCGAGCGCGTATGTGCTGGTTTGAGCGCGGCGGGGCCGTGTCCCGTCTACTCCGGCGGATACGGCGGCTACGTTCTGTTCCGGCTCGTATCGCGACAAGGCGGATCGTTCTCGTTCCGCTGTCGTTATTTCCACGGTTCCGGTGGCGGAGCATTCATGTCCCACGGGGTCTTGACAACCAGACGTGATGCCTCGATCTACCCGGACGCTGACCTGCTCATATCAGGCCATTCGCACCACCATTGGATCGTGCCGCTTGCGCGTGAACGCCTGCGGCAGTTTCTCGGGAACGCGGAAATCGTCCTAGACGAGCAGATTCATTGCAGATTGGGTACTTACAAAGATGAGCACGCCGACGGCCATTCGGGCTGGAGCGTGGAACGCGGATTGCCACCGAAGGGACTTGGCGCGGTCTGGATGCGCCTCCACATCGCGGGTACGCAGAAGGAATACCGACTCGCTGCGGAGTTGACCCGTGCGACATGAGGCGCGCGTGAGCATCGCTGGCCGCAAGTGGCGGGTGCGCCTCGTCCCGGCCCGCGAGATGCCACGCGACGCGCTCGGGGACTGCGACCATCCGCCGGGGCGACACCCCACAATCCGAATCCGCCGCAACCTGCCGCAGCGCGACCTCTTGGATACCGCGATCCACGAGGTGCTACACGCGAGCCTCCCTTCGCTTTCCGAGGAGGCCGTGACCGAAACGGCTCACGATATCGCTCGTGTCCTTTTCTCTTTGGGGTGGCGGCGCAAGCCGCTAGCATCCCGTCACAAGGTAAAGACATGAGCGAGCAGACAGAATCGACGTTGAGCCACAAGGTGTCCGTGCAGACCGTGCTTCAGGGAGTGCAGACGCTTGTTCTGCTCGGCAGCATCGCAGCCGTGTTTATGACCATCGGCAGGCGTGACGCGATGCTCGACGGTCACGGCGAGCGCATCAAGGAACTCGCCGCGATCACCAGCGACCTTGCCAAGACCGTGGGAAGCCTGTCCGCGACCGACCGAGAGTTCGGCGCGAAAATCGAAAGCATCATCATTCGCATCGACCGACTCGAAAGGACGAAGTAATGCCCTCATTCACGCAATTTAACCCCGGTGACTATCCACGCCTCTCGCAACGCTCGACGGGTAACAGCGCGCTTTACACCGTCCAAACTGACATCACGAAGTCAATCGTTCAGCCCCTAAACGTGAACGAAATCATTGACGGAACCGGCAACGGCGCTTATTCGATCCGAACGAGCATCCCCGCCGGATCGCGCGGATTCATTCCGTATTTCACAAGCACGGTTGCAGTAAGCGCAACGACGGCGCAACTCAACAGCGTGAGCGCGACCTTCACACACGCATCGGCCACGCTTGCGTATGTCATGTTCCTTGGAAGATTCAGGACGCAAAGCGGCGTGTACGCAAACGACCCATACGCTGCGGCTCTTACAAATGCAGTCAATCCTGCAACCTACGGTCATTGGAAGTTCCTTGGTCGCGTGCATTACACCGCATCGTCAGGCGGTAGTGCTGCAGTTCTGCACTATGAGAACTTTGCAGGACAAGGCCCGATTGCAACTGCCGTACCGACTTGGGGTGGAACTGGAAATCTGAATCGCACTTATGTTTCGGCGATGGCTGGCGGAACTTTGTCAGGAGGCCCAGCGGCATCGCATATTGCTGCGGGCGCGATGGTTGGAAATACCACGGTGTCTGCACTTCCAACGATTGAGTACGGCATTCTCCCAACCCACGGTTGCGACGAACTGCTTTGCTTCCTGACGTTCTCCAACAGCGCGGCAGGAACCATTGCGTTGAGCACGTCGATGGCTTCAGGTACGGGAACCGTGTCAAGTTCTGGCGTTGCGGTTTCGTTCTACTCGTGAGAATCGCACTCGCCTGCCTGCTCCTCGTCGGCTGCTCCGCGTCGGAGCGGATCGCAGTCGAGGCCAATGGCATCGGGGAGCGGGCAGGCACGATTCACGCGCTGGCTATACGCATCGGTGAGCGGTCTGCCGAGCCGGACACGATTGCGGACGCGGCCAGCATCGCTACCGAGGCCATGCAGATTCGTCACGGCGTGGCGGAAATACATACCGCCCTGCCCGGTGTGACGGACAAGGTTTCGCCAATTTGGGCCACGCTGAAATGGGTCGCTATCGCTGCCGCCGGAGCCGCCGCCGTGTGGCTCCTGACGGCATCCGGCATCCTTGGGGCCGTCCGGGCTGCGCTCGGCTGGATTCCCAAGCCGAAGGCCCGTGCGGCCTCATTGCTCGCCGCCGCCGTCGATGACGCGCGGCCAGAGACTACGAGGGAGGCAATCGCTGCCATGAGGGCGCAGGATGCGGAGTTCGACGCCGCGTACAGACGCGCGGTACAATCTCACGCGAAAGGAGTCTGACCATGATGACGCTTGCGAGCATTGAGAGTCTGATCGGAAGTGTGTGGGGAGCCGTGGCCGCCTTTGCCATCGGCTACATCGGCGGGAATCTCGTCCCGCTGTCGAAGATCGCCGGATGGATTCCCGGTAAGAAGGACTGACGAGCAAAGGACTGTTCGGTGCTCCGCCCCGGCTTCCGTCGGGGCGGTTGCATTCCTGCACCTATGGAAAAGAAAGTCACACCAAAGCCGATTGCGCCGATTGAACTGCCTGCGGAGCCGCCGCCGCATCCGGTGCTAGATGAACCGCCCGCCAGACAGCGATCAGCCTTGCGTCTGCTTCAGCGAGCCGTTACGCACGGGTGGAAGATTCCCGATGCGGTCATGGAGCAGGCTCCTGAAATCTGCTCGCGAATCTTGAGCGATGACATGGCGCAGCCCCGCGACCGCCTACGAGCCGCCGAAGTGCTAGCCGCGATGGCGCGAGACAAGATCAACGCAGCGATTGCTCTCGACAAGATGGAACGGCTCGACGATGGAGAGGCCACCGAGCGCGTGGTCATTAGCCCGGAGGTAGCCGCGCGGGCGCGGGCCATCATCGCCCGTAGACTCGGCACGGATGAAACTCGATCCTGACCAGCAGGCGATAGCCGAGGCCGCGAGGGAATGCCCGGACGTATTCGCGGAGTGGCTTGGGTTCAGCCAGTCGGGCTTGCACACCGCGATGCAGGCGCACCTATCGAAGCACGGCGATGCCGCGATCGGGATGCCGCGTGGTCACGGCAAGTCGGTGCAGTTGGGTATCCGGCAGGCGTGGGAGATTGGCCGGAACCCGTCTATCCGCATCAAGCACATCGGGCAGACCGTAGCGAAAGCGCAGGAGCAGATCCGCATGGTGGTTCAAATCATGCGTTCCGAGGTCTACGGCATCGTTTTCCCCGACATCAAGATGGTCAAGCCTGACCCTTCCACGGACGGCAGCAACGAGATCGTGGTGAAGTCTCCGTCGATGCACCGCGATGCCACGATGCAGGCCGCGAACATCTTCGGTCGCGCAGGCGGACGCGCGGACTTGCTCTGTGGGGACGATGTTTGCGACCTGCGAAACTCCATCCTCGTGCCAGCCGAGCGGGCCAAGGTAAAAGAGGCGTGGCGCAACAACTGGTTGCCAATGCGGGACTTTAGCGCAGGCAGGCCGCGTACATGGCGGCTGTTTACGCCGTACCACAACGATGACTTGACCGCCGACTGGAAGCGAGCCGCCGAGCAAGACGGGACGCTGTTCTGGAAGCCGTGCAGGGGCTTTGAGTCGCCGTGGGGCGAGGTCTTTACGCCCGAGGTGCTGGAGAGCCAGCGGCGCGAGATGGGGCCGCTCGGATACGCCCGCGCGTATGAACTGATCCCAATCAGCCAAGACAGTTTGATCTTCCGGCCCGAGTGGATCGAAGCGGGCTTCTACGCGAACGACCCATCGGAGTACGCGCAGAACAATGGGCGCGTGGTCGCGGCGATTGACTGGGCGTTCACCGAGAAGCGGGACGAATCCGGCGACTACAGCGTTTGCGTTATCGCGCTGATCGACAAGGACGCGAACTGCTGGGTGCTTGAATGCCTGCGGGTGCAGGCCACCTTCCCCGACTTCATGCGCCGCGCGGTAGATGCTTGCGATCGGCTAGGCGTTTCCCAGATCCTCGCGGAAGGCAACGGGCCGCAGGCGGGCCTCTGCCAGCAACTCGCACAGTCCACGCGCATTCCCGTGCTGAAGATCGCCCGGACGAAGGACAAGGTGACGCGGGCCAGCGAGGCGCAGCCGATGGTTGAGCAGGGGAGGCTCCGACTTCGATGCCGAGCGGACGGCAGGCTGGAACCGTCCCAAGAGCCAATCCGCGATGAGATGGTCGCTTTCCCTGCTGGTGAGCATGATGACACCGTAGATGCGGTGGTCGATTTGCTACAGCATGGCAGAACCCGCCGTTATGATCCACAAGCAAAGCCAACCACGGTAGCGAGCAATCGCCCGAAACTGTGGAGGCTCTATGGATCTTGAACCATGAACGAACTCAACAGCGAAGCGAACCAGACCCAAGCAGCAGACATGGTGCGAGCCGCGCCCGTCTTTCAGGCACTTGTCACGCCTGTCGAGATGCAGCGTTCGTACTACCTCTCGGTCAACAAGATCCTTCGCCAAGGCTCGCTCGCGTTCCGCAAGGATCGGAACCTACAGCGGCAGATGCGCTACGACCCCGACATCATGGGGCCGCTGCTCATGCTGCAACTCTCGGTCGCCTGCTCGGAGTGGGCCGTGCAATGCCCCGCCGATATGCAGGGCGACGAGGACGCGACCGAGCAGGCCGCGTTCATCAACAAACTCCTGAAGAACACGCCGCGATTTACCGACCTCATGCGGCACTTGCTGGATGCGCTCTGGTACGGGCGCAGCGCGGTGAACATGGTGTTCGGCAAGCACGGCGAAACCGTGTACCTGCGCGACTGGCTGCCGATCCACGGTGACAGCCTGACCATGACCGAACTCGGCCAACTCGGCTTGAAGGTCGGCCCGCGCTACTACACGCAGACCATCGGCGGCGCAGCCCCGGACACGGACAAGATCAATGGCACGGTGATCGGCTGGGATAGCCGCGTCCTGCCGCTCGATGACGAGCAGCGCAGCACGATCGCACTTCACACCTACCAGCCGCAGGGCGTGGATTTCGATGATCCATACGAGGCCGAGAATGCCTATCTCGGTCGAGGTATGCGCGACCTCGTGTGGTACTACTGGTCGCTCAAGCAGGCCGCGCTACAGAATTGGGCAACGTATATCGAGCGATACAGCATGGGCATCCGGGTGGGCAACTACCCGGTTGGCAACGACGCTGCGAAGGCCGACATGGAAACGGCCATGCAGAACTTGCTCGGCGATGTCTCGGTGCTGATCCCAAAGAACGGCGACGGCACGGATGCGGGGTACGACATCAAGATCCTTGAGCCGAACGGCGGCAATGCCGAAGCGTTCGCGAAGATGGTCGAGTATCTGACCGAGAACATCAAGGAAGTCATCCTTGGTCAGACGGGTACTTCGCAGGCGGTGACGAGTGGGCTAGGCAGTTCCATTGGCGACCAGCACGCGCAGACGCTCAATCGCCAGTTGACCTACATCGCCAACGCGCTCGGCGAAACCATCACGCGCGAAATCGTCACGCCGCTCTATCGGTTCAACTTCGGCGACGATGGAACCCCGCCGCAGTTCTCGTTCAGCGTGAGCAAGCCGAACCCGGATGAATACATGAAGGCCATCGAAGCCTTCACGAAGTTGGGTGGCCGCGTCAGCGAGCGCGAGGCTCGGAAGGTGCTTGGGCTGGCCGAGCCGGAGGAGGACGAGGCCGTGTTGCAGGCTCCTGCCGAGGGAGGCATGGGCGGCATCGGCGGACTCGACATTGGGCCGATGGCAGGTGAGCAGGAGGCGGAGGAGCCGACCCCGTTCGCCAAGGACAAGTTCGCTCTGTCGGACGTGGACTTGACCCCGACCGAGGAGATGGCGAACGCCGCGAAGCGCGGGCTGGAACTTCGGAAGAAGCACGGGCGCGGCGGCACGGAAGTCGGCGTGGCTCGCGCACGCGACCTGTCGAACCGCAAGACGCTCTCACCCTCGACTGTAAGAAGAATGCACTCGTATTTCGCACGGCACGCCGTCGATGCACAAGGCGAGGGCTGGGGAGAGGATTCCGCCGGATGGATCGCGCACCTCTTGTGGGGCGGAGATTCTGGAAAGGCGTGGGCAAAGCGCAAGGTGGCCGCACTCGACAAGGCCGAAGGCAAGGACACGCAGGCCGCGAAGGACGATGCGGTAAGTCGCAAGATCGCGCTGCTGCGCGACGAGGGCTACCCGCAGGATCAGGCCGTGGCTATTGCGCTGTCGATGAAGCGGCGTGGCGAACTGCATTCCAAGCCCGGAAGCAAGACGACGTTTGACAACTGCGGCATTGGAGAGGGCGGCTTTCAGCCGGGAAACAAGTGCGCCGAGGGTGGTGGCGGTGGCGGTGAATCGGCAAAAGGGGGCGATGGCCGCAAAGGGGCCGCGCCGAAGAAGGAACGCCGACGCGACCGGATCGAAGGCACGGATGAGGAAGTACGGGATGAGGTAAGAAAGATCGGGCGGCAGATTGCATCGATTCGTGCAAAGCGCGAAGAAATCGCACAAGGCATGAAGTCGTTGCGTTCTCCGATGTCGGATGAGCAATGGAAGCAGACGGTGGATTCTGCAGTCGAGAAGGCTACGACCGAGCGGGCTAGGGAAATCACCGCAAAACTTGGCGCACAGTTTGCCGAGAGTCGCAAGGCCATTGACGCAAAGTTCACGCCCATGATTGAGCAAGCCAAGGCCGAAGCGCAAAAGCATTCGGAGAGGGCGGCAGAACTGGCGAAGCAGATTGAGGAAAGCAAGGATCGCCAGCGAAAGATGATCTTGGACTACCGCAAGAAATACGGCAAGGAACTGGACGCAAGGGCTGCGAAGAAACTCGGCATGGAACCGTTTAAGTCCACGAACGCTCGGAAGTCGCGTACTCGTGCCATGTTCGACATGGCAGAGCAGAAGATGCGAGCGGCGTTTGCTGCGTTGCTCAAGCGATTCGGAAAGATGCAGGAATCGGCTAGAGCGACCAATGAACGGCTGGCGGAACCAGAGGCCATGCTGGAGGCGATTGCTGCCATCGTGGCTAGCGTCAAGTGACCGAGTTCGACCGCATCTACAAGCGCGGGCTGCGCGAGGTAGCGCGGTGGTATCGCGCTGCCCTTGCTGCACAGGTGCGCGAGGAGCCGGAGGATGCTGCCGAGGCGTGGGAGCGGTACGGCGAGGCGTTGGGCCAAGTGCTGACCCTGACCGTACTTGCGGGACAGGCGCGCGCCTACGCTGCCACGAAGCAGCAGGGGAACGAATGGGAGCAGGAGGAATGGCCGGACGAGAAGCCGGACACGTTCGCCGAACTGGTAGCGGAGGTCGGCTTTGAGCCGGGAGTGTTCTGGGAAGCCCTGCGAGCGTTCCGCCGCCGTATCCCGCGTTCGTGGTCGGAGACACGGCGCATCCGCAGGGAGATGCAGCGGATCGCAGACCGCATCGCCAACACGGAAAGCCGCACGGCCCTACGCGACCTCACGAAGCGGCTGGAAGCCCTGCGCGACACGCTAGACGGCTCGTTCCGCGTCAAGGGCGCGACGGCCACGCAGGCGACCCGGCTACGCGACCTAATCGCCCGCAGCATTGAAACGAGCGCGATCCCGGCGGGGCTGAAGACGGGCGGTCTGTCGGGCTTCATCCGGCGGGCGCAGGTCGAAGGCATCATTGGGATGACCACGGCGCGGCTGGAAACGGTGTACCGCACGAACACCGCTTCCGCGTACAACGAGGCCACCGCCGATGTCATGGACAAGCCAGCCGTGGCCCGGTGGGCTCCGCTTCTGCGACTGGTCGAGATCCATGACAGCCGGACGCGCGGTGCTCCGGGTGGCGTTTACCGGCGCAGAGGGCAGAGCCGCAACCCCGGTAGCCATTGGCAGATGGACGGCTATATCGCCACGGCTGCGGACTTCAAGCGGCAGGGGCTTGTGCCGCCCAACGGATTCAACTGCCGTGGTGCGTTGACGCCCGTGACCTTTGACGAGGCCCGCGAGATGGGTTTCGTGCGCGAGGACGAAACGCTAGATCGGAAGGCACTTGCGCGATATAACGCAGCACGGCAGCGCATCATCGACAGAGGCGAGTACCCCGACCCCGGATTCAAACGATGAACACAGAAGACAAGTTCTACTTCGGCAAGTCCGGCCAGCCCGAGCGGTTTGCAACGCCATCAGTCAAGGAACAGCAGCAGATTCGTGCGGCATCACGCCCACCTGCAACCGCAATCGCGCAACTAAAGCGCACTGTTGCGGAATACAAGAAGCGAGCCGACAAGGGAGAACGGTTGGAGAGCGACGATTATTGGGGATTGAAGGCGGTTCTCGACGCAGCGATTTCGGGTGATCGAAGCGGCCTCATGTCTCGCGCTCGTGGGCTTGACACCGTCGTTCGTGAAGAAATCCCGCAAGCCATTTGGCACTGGGCTGGCGGCGAGGTGCTTCGATGGAGCAAGGCAGGCCAGCCCGAGCGGTTTGACATGGAAGGCGCGTGTTGGGAGGGCTACGAGCCTGTCGGCACGAAGCAGAAGGACGGAAAGACCGTGCCAAACTGTGTGCCGATGAAGAACGCCGAGGAGGACGCAGACACCTTCGACGCATCCAGCCTTGAGCGCGGCGCGTTTGCCGAGGCGAGCAAGTCGCCCATGCTCGGCAAGTTGCTCGCGGCGAAGGCGATGCCGGACGGCGGATGGCGGGCCGTGCAGGTCGGCAGCGACACGCTCGTGATTTCGTTTGAGGACGCAGACCTTGCTCGCGATTTCGGGCGGCGGGTTGCGTCGAAGGGCTACAGCGCAACCAGTCCCGTGGCTACCACCGGACGCTATTGGAATGTGGAGGTGAAGAATGGCAAGTGAGAATCCCCGCCCCGGCGCGAAGGACAAGATGGCCGTTGAGGATCGCTTCTACTTCGGCAAGGGCCGCAAGGAGCGGTTTGAGGAAATTGATGTCGTGAATCAACTCATGCAACTTGCCATGAAGGAGGGAATGGCAGATCGCATGAAGCCAGAAATCGACCGCGTTCTCGGCAGCGGTTCATTCGACAAGTTGTTCAAGTCATACAAGTCTGCCTTGATTTCCAAGCGCATCATGGAATTGAAGCGGCAGGGAAAGTCAACGCCCGAGGCGTTTGATTTGGTGCTTGGTGCTGGCTCGTACAAGAAAATGGTTGGTGAGTTGTACGGCGCTCTCCGAGCCAAGGCTGTTGCAAAGAATTCTCGCCCCGGCAAGCCCGAGCGGTTCGAACTGTCTTTCAATCGCTCCGAGGTCGAGCGAGCAAAGTCGGAACTGCGGTCGCTTGTTGATGTGCATCGCCGTCTTGCAGACAAGGCTGAAGGCGTGAAGGCTGCAAAGCATCAAGTGGTCGCCGATGTTCTTGCGAGACTGATCAATCAAGGGCCGGAAGTACTTGCAGCAATCGGATTCCGAAAGGCGTCGTATTGGAATGCCCGCGCGATGGAACTGGCGAATGCTAGTTCGTCTGGCTACGGCCCAATCCTCAAGACTCTGATTTCAGAAGCCGAACGCGAATACCGAAGCCATTGACCATGCAAGCCTCCCACACCGTCGAGAACACCGAGGAAGGCAAGGTTCGCATCCGCAACCTTGAACTGTTCATGGGCTTCGATCCGTCCATCGACTCGGACGAGGACGAGGCCATGCAGCGCTATGACAACGCCCGAGTGAAGGACATCGTTTCCCGCACGGGCAAGTTCATCCAGCGCGGCAGCCGCCCGAAACTCGTCATTGAACACGAGAAGGACGGCAAGCCCACGCGGCCCGAGGCGGTCGGCGACATCACCAGCGTCCGCTACGAGGAGCGCAACGGCGTCGCCTATGTCGTGGGCGATGTCGAGATGCCGAAGGAAGCGTTCGACTCGCTGCTTGCGACGAACGCCTATCCCCGTCGTAGCGCGGAGATTTGGAAGGACAATCACCTGTCGGAAGTCGCTCTGCTTGGCCGTGATACGCCGCGCAGGCCGCTGCCCGACACGCGATTCGGTAAGCACGGCTCAAAGGTGGTCTTTGAGCGGCCTATGGGAGTTGTGCGCGTTTCTATTGACTCCAAGGCAAAGTTCGGTGAAATGGGGGTCGGAGGTGGACTCAACACCTTCATCCCGTCAGGAACAGGAAAAAAGCCAATGCCAAGCAAGATGAAGAAGAAGATGGAGCAGGACGCCGAGGAGGCCAAGAAGGCTCTCGCGGCTGCTGCGGCAGACGAGTGCGCTGCTGACGAGGACGAGGACAAGATGGCCGAGGAGGCCGACGCGGCTGCGATGGCTGCCGAGGACGAGGCCGAGATGGCCTACGCCGCCGAGGACAAGGACGAGATGCAGGATGGTGTCCACGTGGACATCGGCTCCCACTCCGGCGAGGAGGAGGAGGAGGAGGAGGAGGAGGAGATGGAGGCCGCTTACGGCGGAAAGGCAAAGATGAGCAAGGGCAAGACCAGCGAGAAGGCTCTGTTCGCTCGTGTGCAGGAACTTGAGCGTCAGTTGCGCCTTGAGCGTTTTGGTCGCGAGGTCGATTCGATGATCCGCGACGGCTACCGCTGCGGCAAGTTCCGCAACAGCATGGTTGAGGAACTGGCCGACACGGCCAACCCCACCGCGAAGATGGCGTTCTGGAAGGCGACGATGGCGAAGAATCCCATCAACGTGCCGACCGTGGCGCAGCACACCGTCACCGACGAGGCTCACGAGAGCATGGACATCAAGGCCGCTACCGCTCGTGCGGTGCATGAGGCCGCTGGCGACCTGACGAAGTTCAAGTCGCTTTTCGCCAAGTATTCGGGCCAGAAGGCCTAATCGAAAGGAAGCACGATCATGGGATCTTTCTCTGACACTCCGGCACTCATCGCGGGCGGCGACATCTACCCGTGGCGTTTCGTCAAGGTTTCGACTGCTGCGGACGATACGGGCCTGCAGGCTGCTGAAGCCAATGCGACTGTTCTCGGCGTTTCCGATGGCAGCACCAAGGTTGCGGTTGGTACTGGCAGCGACCTTCACGCGGCTAGCACCGATCCGATCACCCTTCAGGGTGGCGACGTTGTGCTCGTGCAGTGCAGCGGCAACATCACCCGTGGCGCTCTCGTGGAGTCGGATGCGAACGGCAAGGCGCAGGCTGCAACCACGACCACCGGCGCGCGTTTCCACGGTTACGTCGCCCTTCAGAGCGGCTCGGATGGCCTCATCATTCGCGTCCAGAAGGTGTCCGGCTGGCGTTACTACGCTTGATCTAACAGCCAACCCCCAACACAAGGAGAAATGACAAATGGCTGAAGTCGGAATTGGCGGTGGGCTGAATACCTTCATCCCAACTTTCTCGGCGGCAACGGGTCAGATTCAGATTGAGTTCACCCGCGCCGTCAATCGTTTCCCCATCACGCAGTACGCGCAGATCGTGCCCGTGCAGCAGATGAGCGGCTATTACCTTCGCATCGACGAGGAGGAGACTGCCCGCGTGGTCAACACGCAGGACAACCAGTGGCCTCTCGGCGAGGATCGTCCCACGGGCATCAACAGCGACATTGACTGGCTGCAGTTCACCTGCCAGCGTTTCGTGTCTTCGTTCCACATCCCGCAGGAGACTGCTCGGCAGGCGCAATGGGATGTCGTGGCTAGCCACGCTCGCATCGCGGCTGCGAAGATGATGACTCACCGTTCGTACCGCATGGCTACGCAGTTGACCACCTCGGGCAACTACACCACCGGATCGAACTATTTCGCGGCAGCCACCGATCTCGTGAGCGGCCTGACTGGCGGCATCACGGCAGCCGATGGCGTGCAGCAGATCATCCGCGCGGCGATTGAGAAGATCGTGCAGAACACGGTTGGCGCGGTGTCCCCGAAGGACATCCTGCTGATTGTGAACCCAACGACTGCTCGCATCCTTGCGACCAGCGAAGGCGTCCGTGATTACGTCAAGAACTACCCCGCCGCTCTGTCGTTCCTCAAGGGCGACGATACCTTCGCGGCCTACGGCCTCCCGCAGACCCTCTTCGGTCTGGGTGGAGTGGTGGTCGATGACACGGTGCGCGTGTCCACCCGTAAGGGCGGAGCGAACACTCGTGGGTTCTTCTACGGAACCTCGACTGCTCCCGGCATGGTTTTCGTGAGCCGTCCCGGCGGTCTGGTTGGCAATGAAGGCCCGTCCTTCAGCAGCGCCACCGTGTTTGCGTACGAGGACATGACGGTTGAGACTCTTGATGATCCGTGGAATCGGCGCATCAAGGGCAGCGTGACCGACAACAGCGCAACCGTCCTGACGGCTCCGCTCTCGGCGCTCTACATCGCTGACGCGAACTCCTGATCGCGGCCCTAAAGGCGCAACTACGGGCCGCTCGGCTAACCACCGGGCGGCCCTCTTTCTTGGAGGATTGATCTATGCCGATGGCGCAACTCCTGTCAAACGCCAACTTTGCGCTGTACGTCGATACGCGCCTGCTGGCCGAACTTGCATCGGATACCAACTCGGACGGTACGGTAGCGAGCAGCACGATCATTACCGAAAGCCTGCTCCGGGCGGGCGAGGAGGTGGCGAGCGCGGCTACTCGGTCGAACGCCTACACGGTGTCCGAACTTGAAACGCTGGCTACCGATGGAAACGGGATGCTTCGCGGGCTGGTGGCGGATCTCGCGCTCTGCTTCCTGTTTGAGCGTCGAGGCGGCGACGTGCCGGAGAGCGTCAAGGCCAAGGCCAATCGGGCGCAGGCGACCCTATCCGACCTGCGGGACGGGAAGCGTTTGTTCGCGGTGGACATCAAGCGGGCCAGCGGCACGGCTACCGTTGAGGTCATCATGTCCTCAACGCGTGGCAGCCTCGCCATGAACGCGGATAGCAGTTTCTTCCCGACCCGGCGCACTCAAGCGTTCTGACGCATAAACGATGGATATTCGCGCCCTGCTCCTAAAGCGGCTACAAGGCTCCGAGGTCGCTCGGGTGCTGGTGAAGCAGGCGCAGGCCCGTATCAAGGCGCGGGGCAGCGACGTGGGCGGCTACGCGCCCCTGTGGGCGGATACGGCCAAGATCATCGTGGGCAAGGGCAAGCGCAAGCGGGAGCAGGCCCATTACCGGCGGGGCGGGGTTCCCCTCTATGACACGGGCGACACCTTCCGCAGCCTGACGGCTACCACGGCTGCGGTGGCAAACGGGGTTCGTATGACCTTGCAAGGCAGCATTATCGCCGCGATGCACCAGACCGGATTTCGCACTAGCGGGCCGAACTTTATCCCGTTCACTCGGAAGGCCGCGAAGGAATGGGTGGTGCAGGACGAGGCCAAGCGCAGGGCCGGGACGAAGCGCAAGTCGAAACCGTTCAACGCGACCTACCCAATCTCCAAGCCTGCGGGACTCGTAGCAGGCAAGGGCGTGACGGTTCCCGCCCGACCGATCTTTGCGATGCCCGAGACAGCCCGCCGCGAGGTGGCACGTTCTATCGCTCGTGCATTGGGTGCTAGATAAACTCAAACCACGGAGGACTTGATATGCCTATCGCTCTGAACGTCACAGGCCCGCACCTCATTCGATGGGGTACTAGCACATCAACGTATTACGATCTTGGTCGGACGGATAACGACGATCTGTTCAATATCGAGATTGAGTACAAGTACAACGACATTCAGACCAACGAGTTTGGCGCGATGCCTGCCGACGCGATCCTGATGGGCGCGGCTGCGTTCGTGAAAGATCGGAAGAGCG